TACACCGAAATTATTGATGAAAAACTGCGTTACCCAAACAGCGCCCTGGCATTCTTGCGGTTTGATAGCCGCCAATTTAATAGCATTCCATCCCGTAAATATCTTGTGCGCGGCATCAAGATCCAGTTGCCAAGCAACGCCACAGTTGACACAACAACGTACCTTGGCCGCGTCACCTATTCCGGCGTGTGGGATGGAACTTTTGGCGCTGCTACATGGTGCGCAGACCCAGCGTGGTGCCTGTGGGATTTGCTGACCAACACCCGCTATGGGGCATCCATTCCCGCTAGCAGCCTAGACCGCTACGACTTCTACTCAATCAGCCAATACTGCAACGGTCTAGTCAGTGATGGCAGAGGTGGTCAAGAACCACGCTTCCTTTGTAATTTGCTGCTGAACAGCCGTGATGAGGTTTACAACGTCATCCAGGAATTCACAGCACTATTTCGGGGCATCGCCTACTACGGCGCTGGCACTTTGGTAGTCAACCAAGACAAGCCATCAGATCCGCAATACGTCATTACTGCCGCCAACGTAATTGATGGCATTTTTAACTATTCCGGCACATCACAGAAAGCACGTGCTAGCACGGCAACTATTGGCTATCAGACCTACGAAGGCTTAGGCGAAGTCGAGTTTGAGTACGTTGAAGATGCTGCGGCAATCGCTAAGTACGGCATCATCAACCGCGATGTCAAGTTGCTGGGCTGCTACAGCCAGGGGCAAGCGCACCGCGCTGGCAAGTGGACGCTTCTGAGTGAACAGAACCTTACCGAGACGGTGACCTTTGCCGTGTCGCTTGATAGCGGCATCGTGCTCCGACCTGGCATGGTGATCAGCGTTGCCGACCCACTTAAGGCTGCTTCACGCCGTGGCGGCCGCGTCAGCAGCGCAACAACAACAGCCGTCACGATTGACAGTACGGAAGGTTTAAGCGTCACCGTTGCAAATGGCGCAACACTTACGGTGATGATGCCAACCGGCTTAGTTGAGACGCGCAATATCAGCAGCATTGCTGGCCGCGTAGTTACGGTCACATCAGCATTCAGCGAGGCACCTAACGCTCAATCGGTGTGGGTCATAGAAACCACTGACGTAGAACTGCAAACATTTCGTGTCATTACAGTTACAGAATCCGAACCTGGCGTCTTTGGTGTTACAGCACTTGCATACAACGAGAGCATTTACAACGCTATTGAAAACAACTTAAAGGTTCAGGAACGTGACATTACAAATCTCAGTACTCATCCAGATGCAGTTCGGGATGTTAACGGCGTTGAATTTTTATATGAAAATGGGCAGAGTGTTCTTACGGGCTTTGACCTGAGCTGGATCAGTCCAGTGCAAAATGTTGCTGGTTTCCGTGTTCAACATCGCCTAGATAATAACAACTGGATTACAGCAGAAACAACTTCACCGTCGCTGCGGATTGGAAATTTACAGGCTGGCAGATTAGAGGTTCAAATTCAAGCCTTAAATAGCCATGGCAATACCAGTGTCATATCACCAGCCGTTTTTAACTTGGTTGGTAAAACTGCCGTTCCAGGTGACGTTAAAAATCTTAGTTTTGAACCAATCAATGCAAATAGTGCGCGGTTGCGCTGGGATAAGACAGTTGATCTAGACGTAAAAACTGGTGGATCCATTAAAATTAGACATAGTTCTAAAACTGATGGTTCTGCTGACTGGTCAGATTCAATTGACCTAATTCCAGCCAAGTCTGGTGCCCAGACAGAAGCCATTGTGCCACTGCTGGAAGGTGAGATTCTGGTCAAGTTTCAGGATGATGGTGGCAGGCAGTCAACCAATGCCACAAGTATTATTGTTGACTTGCCAGATCCAGTTGGTGCATTACTTGTTCAAACCCGCCGCGAAGACCAAGACGCTCCACCATTTCAAGGTGCAAAAACAAATGTCTTCTACAGCGAAGAATTTGACGCGCTAACACTGGAAGGCACCAGCAGCCTTGATTCAATTGTTGATTTTGATTTGATTCCAGCATTTGATTACTTGGGCAGCACTTGGCCAGAAGGTAATTATGTATTTGCAAATACGTTGGATCTTGGCGCAGTCTTTAGCCTTGACTTAAGTCGTTATTTTGTTACCCGCGGTTTCTTTCCAAGTGATTTGATTGATAGTAGAACTGCGGAAGTTGACTTGTGGTCTGACTGGGACGGTGCTGTAAACGATTCCGTCAATTCTGTCCTGTACTTACGGCGTACAAACGACAATCCATCTGGGTCGCCAACCTGGAGCGAATACCAGCCGTTTGTAACGGGTACGTTTTTGGGTCGTGGATTTCAATTTAAGGCCGTTTTGCAATCGGGTGATGCAGCAGAAAACATTTTGATTGATGAGTTGGGTTATGAGGCTACGTTCCAGCGCCGCACGGAGCAAAGCAATGGCAACGTTGCCAGTGGCGCTGGCACAGCAACCGTGACTTTTGACAAGGCATTTTTTGTCGGCACCGCCGCCTTGGGCGGTCTTAATGCCTACCTGCCCAGCGTCGGCATCACAGCTCAGAACATGGCAACTGGCGACTACTTCACGCTTGGCACGGTGACTGGCACCAACTTCCAGGTCACCTTCCGTAATGCTGCCGGAACCGCCATCAACCGGAACTTTACTTGGAGCGCAGTGGGTTACGGCAAGTCGGTTTAAGATGGTGGTACAAATAAGTTTCTAACTGGCGTGGCAACTCACGATTACGTCATAGCTAATGGCACTGGTGCAGCAGTCCGCAGCGACCTAAACGGAGCGCTAGCAGCCATTGTCAGCCAAAACAGCAGCGCATCGGCACCTGCTACGACATACGCCTACATGCTGTGGGCGGACACCACGGCTGGCATCATGAAGATGCGGAACGGCGCGAACAGTGCCTGGATTTCGCTATGGGAACTGGACGGCACGTTCATTGCAACCGATATTTCTCTGAGTGCTGGCACGGCTGGAGCACCAAGCCTGTACTTCACCGGCGACACCAACACCGGCATCTACAGCCCCGGTGCAGACCAAGTTGCTATTACAACGGGTGGCTCCAACAGGCTTCAAATTGATTCAAGTGGAAATGTTGGAATCAATGGAACCATTGCTGGCACTGCAAAACTTCAAGTAAGTGGCGCTTTGCGTTTATTTGGCTCTGGCGACGGCACTGAAACCAGCAATGTCTGTTTATTCCAGGCATCTGGCGGCGGATTGGGTTTTGGTGTCAACTCATCTCAACGGATGATTCTGGACTCCAGTGGCCGATTAGGGATTGGCACTACGACGCCCAGCACGAAACTACAAGTTGATAACCCTGTATCTCTTTCTGGAAGCGGAAACGATTATTGCTTGTTAGCAGGCAATACATCTTCAGCTTCAAGGCGTGCTGTTGCCATTGGCGTTGACGGTGTTAGTGGAAACGCCGTTGTTGCTGCGTATAACACATTTTCCCCTGGTTATGGATCCCTTCTAATTGATGGAAACGATCTTCAATTCAGAATCTTAGGAACCGAACGCGCCCGCATCGACAGCAGCGGCAGGCTCTTAGTTGGCACGTCTTCTAGCCGCACTGTAGGTGACGCAAGAGCACTACAGGTTGAGGGTACAGATGGAGCCACGGCGGGATTGTCTGTTTTCCGTAACAGCAATAACTCCAGTTCCAGCATTTTTGTGTTCGGTAAAAGCCGTGGAACTGCTGCAGGGGGAACGACTGTTGTTCAGTCCGGTGATGGTATTGGGGAGATTCAATTCTGGGCAACTGATGGTACAAACCCGCAGCCTGCTGCGATTGTAAAAGCCGAAGTAGACGGCACGCCCGGCGCCAACGACATGCCAGGCCGCCTAGTGTTCTCCACTACTGCGGATGGGGCAGCATCTCCGACGGAGCGGATGAGGATCAATAGTAATGGTATATTCAAGGCCACAAACACAGGTGACTATCAAGCTGTAAGTGGTAATTTTCACGAATTGCGCAATAATTCAAGCGGTGATGAAACTGCCTATTTAAGTCATACTCATGCCAGCAACCCGCTTGGGGTCGTAATACGATATGCTAATGCAACTCCAAATGGTACAAGTAATCCATTTTTAAGTTGCTCTGATCCAGGATCTTTGCGTGCTGCCATCCGTTCCAACGGTGGTCTAGCTAACTTCAGCGCAAACAACGCCAACCTTTCCGACCGCAACGCCAAGAAAGACATCAGCCCCGCTGCTGACACCTGGAACTGCCTTAAGGAATGGGAGATCGTCAACTACCGCTACAAGGACCAGCCAGACGATGCTGATCTAAATCTTGGTGTGATTGCCCAGCAGGTAGCCGAGAGTTGCCCTGAGGTGATCACCATCTTCCAAGAGGCCAAGGAGGCTACTGACGATGCGCCCGCGCAGGAAGAACGACTGGGCGTCAAGGAGCAGCAGATGTACTGGATGGCAATCAAAGCTCTTCAGGAAGCTCAGGTTCGCATCGAGCAACTTGAATCTAAAGTTGCCGCCCTTGAAGGCGCGTAGTCACCTTCACTACCTGGCGGGCAACCGACCATATACAACTGGTTGCACCTGCCTTACACTGCTCACACAAACCAAGATCCAATGGCAACCCTTAAAGCACCAGCCGTCACCTGCATTTGGAAGGTGGTAAATTTGGAACGAAATACCCAAGACGGGAAGGTGGTAACGGTTCATTACACAGTGGCCGCCACTGATGACACCTACGCCGCAAGTGCATACGGCAGTCTTGGTTTGGATGGCGACATCACCACTCCTTACGCTGAGCTGACCGAAGATCAAATCGTTGATTGGGTCAAGGAATCCTTTGGCGCTGAGAAGGTTGCCGAAATCGAAGAGGCACTTCAATCACAACTTGACGAGCAACGCGCCCCTACCAAAGCCGCTGGAGTCCCCTGGTAAGTCATGGCAGTACGTGCAAAGGCTGGTGCAGCACACATCACCCACCAGCCGGGTGCCCCAAAGCTGACCAATCAAGGTCAAGGCAAACGCTCACGCCCTAACCATGGCCGCAAAAAGCGCCGTGGCCAAGGCAAAGGCTAGACTATCACCATGGCAGTAGCACCCGGGACATATAACATCAGCCTGCAACGCCGGGCGGATTACAGCGTCACGCTGCAATTCAAAGACAGCACTGGTGCAGCCATCAATCTTACTGGCTGGACTGTTGCAGCCCAAACCTGGAACCAAACTCGCACCACAAAATATGCTGATTTTACCGTCACCTATACAAATCGCAGCACTGGAACAGTTGCCATTTCTTTGACGGCAACTCAAACTACTACCTTTCCAAACGAAACTTACTACGACGTACTTTTAACAAATCCATCTGGCATTAAAGAGTATTACCTAGAAGGTATTATTTATGTATCAGAGGGTTATACAGCATGACAACAGTAAATATTACAGCTGTTGAAAACACAATTGTAGTTACCGAAAATGGTGGTACTACTGTTGTAACAGTACCAGTTACATCAACAGTAACTGCAACAACTGTTGGCCCCCAAGGTCCGAAAGGGGATGTAGGCGCTGCTTACGATTTTGTCCAGTCCAGTTCGTCAGCTACTTGGACAATCAACCATAATCTTGGCTACAAGCCTGGCGTTGATGTCTACGACAGCGGTAGCCAGCAAATTCAAGCTGAGGTTTCGCATACCAGCGTCAACCAAACAGTTATTCTGTTAACAGCATCCACTGCCGGTTTTGCGAGGTTGATCTGACATGGCCAAAAAGATTTTTGCCGACTTTGACTTCCAGTCGGTTTCCAAAGTCATCAACCTGCCAAGTCCTAGTAGCAGTGGGGATGCAGCCAGTAAATCCTATGTGGACTCGCTGGTTGAAGGCTTGGCATGGAAGGATTCCTGCCGCGTAGCCACGCAAAGCAACACCAACCTGAGCAGCCCTGGCGCCACTATTGATGGCATCACGATGGTCAGCCAAGATCGGGTGCTGGTGCGAGCGCAATCCACCGCATCCGAAAACGGCATCTACGTCTGGAACGGTGCTAGCACCGCCATGACCCGTTCGCTGGATGCCAGCACCTTTGCGGAGCTTGAACAGGCGGTCACTACTGTTGAAGAGGGCACCAGCGCGGCAACAACCTATCGGCAGGATCAAGTCAACGGCACAATCGGTAGCAGCTCAATCAGCTGGGTCACATT